AAAAAGTTTTAAAAATACGGTAACCCGGTAACCGGGAAAATTTCACAAACTTTTTGAAAGGATAAATATGGAAAAAGAAAAGAGTTTTGAGCAAGTTTTGACCGAACTTGTGGAGAAAGATTTGATTAATGAGCCGGACCATTATAAGGGTAAAAACGGAATGGAAGTAATTGACGTGATTAAAAATTTTGCACCTTGTCCGGAATATGCTGAAGGGTTCTTCTTTGGAAATGTCGTTAAATATGTTTTACGACATTCAAAAAAGAATGGTTTGGAAGATCTAAAAAAAGCCCAAAAATATTTGGGTTGGTTAATTGAGTATTTGGAGCAAGGGAAGAATGAAACGGGAACTAATTGAAGATACGATTCAGAAATATCAAGATTTACTAGATGATGAAGAACATTTTCAACGGTTAAGAAATTTCTTCCCTAGAACAGCGATCCAGCAACGGAAAGAATGGATCAGAAGAAGAATTAAACAATTAAAAGAGGATTTGAAAAATGCGAATGACTAAGAAAGTAAGTGACCTTGTATTTAGTACCAAAATGTGGTTTATCGCCCGTGGTATCGAACAAGGGGACGTAAATAAGCAAGGCTTGAAATTGATTGAAGAAATGGGGGAGTTAGTTTCAGGTTACCTTAAAAACAAAGAAGACGTTATCAAGGATTCAATCGGTGATGTAGCTGTAGTAGTGGTTGGTTATGCCATGATGGCCGGCGTCAATCCGGAGTTTATCTTCTTTGACCGCAAAGAAGATTACTTACCAGACTTTGGCGGGGTTCAGGCTTGGATTTGGATGATGGCAGACAGCGCCTTTCAGGCTAAAGTTGCGCAAGATCTAGGAATTGAAAACACAATTAAATACAACCTTTCAAATATTATTCTTTACTTGGATTTGATTTGTAAAGAATTGGGGTATGATTTTGTGGAATGTTTCACCCTTGCTTATGAAGAAATCAAAGACAGAAAAGGGCGCTGGGTTAATGGTAGTTTTGTGAAAGAGCAGGATTTGGAAGATGAATAAACAAGAATTAATAAAGAAGTATGAAAAAGAAGCTGAATTTATTTACGGCTTCCCGGTTATTCGGTTAAATCTGATTTTGGAAGATCTGAAGCAACTAGATGAACCGCAGAAAGTAAAAATTCCTAAATTTGTCGCGGATCTTATCGAATATGCAAAAACTCGCGATTGGGACCTAGAAGATGTTTTTCTAAATATAGCTAATGAGCCGGATACTTCTGATATCTCCGAATGGTTTTACACGCAAGGAAACATGGATGTTATCGCCCTCGCTTGGTTGGGTGGGTATGAAATCGAACAGGAAAAGCGGTACGCGATTAGATTTAAAAATATTCGCAAAGAAACAAACTACCTAAAATATGATAGGGTTGTTAAAAATTGGTATCTTGGGGCTGAAGAATTTTCCAAAGAAAGAAAAACATACCACACGAAAAAAGAATTAGAAAGTTCCGGTTTTGATTGGGTGTTTAATTGTCCGGGAATTGAAGTAAAGGAAGTGAAAGAATGATTCCAAAATTTAGAGCATGGGATAAGGTTGACAAAGAAAAATATTTTGCTGATGAAATTAATTTTAATTGTGGGGAATTTGAATCCATTGGAAATGGTATCACGTTCTTACGCGGGGCGGAAAAAATTGAGCTTATGCTTTCCACAAATACTAAAGACAAAACCGGAAAAGAAATCTTTGAAGGGGATATTCTTCAGATTGATTTCATTAAAGCCATTGTACGTTTTGGGCAATACCGCTACTATGATAACGCTGGTAAGGACGTTTTAACAGGCAACGGCTTTTACCTTGAATGTCTGAACGTCATGGATCCGGACTGTATTTCACCTTATGAAACAGATATTCTTCATAAAGCTGAAATTATCGGGAACATTTATGAAAACCCTGAATATGATCAGAATTTTGTAGGGTTCCAAATTAAGGAGGAATAATAATGGCGCTTGTGTATTTGAGAATGTTAGAAGATGATCGAATTGAAAATAATTTTATTATCAATACTAATAATATTAAATCTATTTTTAAATTTCGGGGCGTGAATAACTCAGGTTTCGAAGTACATCTAATGAGTGGTACAGTTTTTAACTTTAACCAAATTCACTACCAAGGTAATTTTATATACGTTCACACTATGGATCAGCTTTACAGCCTTTTAACTAAACTAGATAGCGGGGTAATTCAAGATGGATCTGCATAACTTCTTATGCTTGTTATTTATTCTAGTTTGGGCGCTGGGCCTTTCGTGGGCTTGTATTGTGGCCTTCCGGGCTAACAGAAAGGGGAAAGATGAATAAAAAAGAAGGATTTATTTTCTTCCTTGCTTTCCTTGCGATCTTTCAAATTGTAATGCTTAATTGGGAAGTTATCGAACAAAGAAGCAAAATTAAAAGGCTTGAAAACCAGCCTAAAATGATCATTTACAAGGTTGATAATGCCGGGGGTATAATTGACCACGCCGGGAAAATAAGCGCTAAAAACGTCCTAGAAGGGCGTTATACAGTGACTATAAAAGGTTATGGTAATTTCCTGGTGACTAAGGAGCAATACGACAGCTTAAAAGTGGGGGATCCTATACCTGATTATCTTAAAATAAGGGGGAATTGAAAAAAATGGAATTAGATGAATTAATTAAAAAATACGAATCTTGGAAAACTCACGCTAGTGATGAAATTGAATTGGCCTATGTTACTCTTTTTCTTGCGGATATTAAGAGCCTGAAAAGAAGTCACACCGTAGAATTAACTGTAAACCGTGAAGGGGTTCAATTACTATGAGCAACTTTACAGATTTCTTTGAAGAATATGACCGCTTGCGCTTTGAATACCGTTCTACGGAAGATTTTCTTACTTTTCTAGGGGTGGAAAATCCGGCTACTTTAGCGTGTAGGTTAAATGCTTATAAGAGGAATAAGCTAGTTCCGCCCCCTTCCGTGCTTCAACTTTTTGAGTTAGTCATGGATCCGGTATTAATTACTAATTGCATGGCTGACTACCTGAACGAAAATGAAACTCAAAATTGCGGGAAGTTCGATAATATGGCTATGGAATACATTGATAAATACCGCAAGGCAGAAACTAAAATAGTCAAAGATCGAAGAAAGGCCCGTAAAGAAGCCTATAGAAACCTTATTAAAGAAAGGTGCTTACTGCTTGGAGTTTAATTTTTACGCCCGTAAGTTGTAAAAGGCTTCCGGGTGGTTAGTGTATCGAAAATTTATTAAGAAAGGGGGTTGAAAACTCCTAAACAAATATAAATCTATCCGGGCGTCTGATACACGCGCCCAAAATAAAAAAGAGCCGGCGTACTGCAAGACCGACTTCTTTCATGAAACAAAAATATATTTAATAAGGAGTATTCTTATTATATCATTTTTCAAAAGGAGTTACGGGGTTTGAGTATCAAGGCACAAGAATTACTTGATGAATTGCAAAAATTAGACATTGACATAAAAAGCCGAATGGATGAAATTAATGAACTAGAAGCCGGGCTACTATCAAGCCCTAAATTTCAGGCCGATAAAGTTTCAGGCGGTAAAGGCCGGAAAGTTGATGATGTCTATACACAGTTGATTGTGATGAAGGAAGCTATAGAACAAGACACGGCCGAAATTATTGACAGAAAACTAGAACTTGGTAGAATGATCAATAAGTTAAAAGACCCTAAACAAAGGACCGTACTAAGGCTTACTTACATAGTCAAGAAACACGTTTTAGATATCTGCAACGATTTGGACGGTATTTCACTACCGACTTACTACCGTTTGAAGCGGTCCGCAATTAGTGAATTAGAGAAAATCCTGAATGATAACAAATGACATTCACTGTTAAGGCACGATTTGGACAATGTGATAGAATGGTATTTGTCAAGTAATGGGGATAAAACAACGGCGTTTTATCCTTTTTTTATTGTATTTTTATCAGAAAGGAGCCAAAAGAATTTGGGAATGACGGAAAGGCAAAAGATTTTTGCAGATCATTATATCATTTCATTAAATGCTACGGAAGCTTATTTTAAAGCCTATCCAAAGACCAAGAATGAAAGATCAGCACAAGCGAATGGGAGCCGGTTGCTATCAAATGATAAGGTAAAAGCCTATATAGATGAACGGCTTGAAAAGCTAAAATCTGAACGCGTCGCAGATCAACAAGAGGTGTTAGAATTTCTTACTTCTGTTATGCGTGGTGAAGTCACTGAACCGCTTTTGGTCCTAGATGGTGAAGGGTATCAAAGAGTTGTCGAAGCAAAACCATCAGTAGCAACTAGGCGGGCTTCAGCGGTTGACCTTGGTAAGCGTTACGGCTTATTTGTGGACAGGCAAGAAATAACTCAACGGGTGGTAGAAATTGAGCTGGGAAGCTGGGATGATGAAGAAACCACAGATTAAAATAAAAATCAAAAACCCCAGCCGTGTTTTTAATAAGCACATATACGACCACTTGACCGACTACGACACCTTCACAGAAATCCACTATGGCGGTGCTTCCAGCGGAAAAAGTCATGGAGTTATTCAAAAGATAGTATTTAAGAGCCTTCAACCTTGGAAGCACCCAAGGAAGGTTCTTTTTTTGCGAAAAGTCGGATCAAGTGTTTATGATTCTATCTTTGAAGACGTCAAACAATGCTTGGAAACGTGGGGCCTGCTTGGTGCTTGTAAGGTTAATAATTCCGCTTACCGGATAGAGTTGCCAAACGGCGCCCAATTTATTTTCAAAGGATTGGATAACCCGGAAAAAATCAAGTCTATCAAGGGAATCTCAGACGTAATCATGGAAGAAGCTTCAGAATTTACGCTAGATGATTATACACAATTGACCCTACGGCTACGGGATAAGAAACACCCTAAGAAGCAGATCTATTTGATGTTTAACCCGGTATCTAAAGTGAATTGGGTATATAACGCCTTCTTTGTGAAAAAGCCAAAAAATACCGTTATCTATCAAACGACATATAGGGATAACAGGTTTTTGGATGATCTCACAAAAGAGAATATAGAGGAACTAGCTAACAGAAATGAAGCCTATTACAAAATTTACGCGCTGGGCGAGTTCGCAACGCTAGACAAGCTTGTATTTCCAAAATATAAGAAGCAACTCTTAAACAAGGAAGAATTAAAACAATTCCCGTCTTATTTTGGTCTTGACTATGGTTTCATAAATGACCCCAGCGCCTTTATGCATATAAAAATAGATGATGAAAATAGGCGTCTTTATATTGTGGAAGAATATGTAAGGAAAGGCCTTACTAATGACAAGATAGCGGAAGCAATAAAAGCCCTTGGATATGCTAAGGAGATTATTAGGGCGGATAGTGCTGAAAAGAAATCGAATCAGGAATTAAGAAACCTAGACATTCCACGGGTGATTGATGTACTAAAAGGCCCCGGATCAGTTATGCAGGGGATCCAATATATTTTACAGTATGAAATCATTGTGGATGAAAGATGTGTAAAGACCATTGAGGAATTAGAGAATTACACTTGGAAGAAAGACCGGGCAACTAATGAATACATTAATGAACCGGTGGACAGCTATAACCACTGTTTAGACGCTATGCGCTACGCTATTCAAGACAGGATTTTCCAAGCTAAGAAAGAGTTAGACGTTAATAAGACGATTTCAAAAGTAAATCGCTTGTTTAGAAGGTAGGTAAAAGATGGATCATGTAAACGAATTTGAACACGGTTTAGATATTGAAGTAGGAAGTAGAAGCGATTCTTTACGCTTTGACAGTATTTCAAATGAACCGTTTAGATATTCTTCTAGTGAAGCACTACTAGAAACCCCTGAAGGGAAGAAAGCCTTAAAGGATATGTTAGGAGTGTTCTTTGACAGTCAAAAAAAGCGCTTGCGTATTTTGGCTTCTTATGCTAAAGGGGAAAACCATAGTATTTTATACGGCAAACGCCGGCTAGATAAAGAGAAAGCCGATTACCGGGTAAGGCACCGCTGGGGCGGTTATATTTCAAGCTTTGCTACTTCCTACGTTATTGGGAACCCCGTTACCGTGGGAGTGCTGGAAGGTGGGAATAAAGACCAGCTTCAGGCTATCAAGGAAATTGAATGGAATAATGATATTAACGCCCTGAATAATGATCTAGCCTTTGACGCTTCAGTTTATGGCCGGGCTTATGAATATCATTTCCGTGATCGGGATAATATGGACCGGGTTGTTTTGATTAGTCCGCTTGAAATGTTTGTAATTCGTGACTTAACAGTTGAACAAAACATAATCGGGGCGGTTCACCTTCCAATCTATAACGGAATGGTAAACATGACGGTGTACACCAAAGATCAGGTAATCACCTATAAACCTTTTGTCCATTATTCACCTAGCCTTAAAGTGGATGAAATCACCAAACACAACTACAACGATATTCCGGTTGTGGAATGGTGGAACAATCGCTATAGAATGGGCGACTATGAAAGTGAGATCTCCCTGATTGACGCTTACGACGCTAGCGAATCAGACACAGCTAACTATATGAGTGATCTCAATGACGCCATGTTATTGATTAAGGGGGACTTGGAAGCTATCGGGGCAACGGCTGACAATGTAGCCAAAATGAAGGACGCTAATACGCTACTACTTCAAACCGGAATCAACGCAACGGGTCAGCAAACGACAGCGGACGCCGGGTATATTTACAAACAGTATGATGTAAGCGGAACGGAAGCTTATAAGAACCGTTTGGCGAATGACATTCACCGCTTCAGCCGTATTCCTAACCTAGATGATGATCGCTTCAATTCCACACAGTCCGGAATTGCCTTACTTTATAAGATGATCGGGCTGGAACAGGTACGCAAAGACAAAGAAACATACTTTACTAAGGCTTTGCGCCGGCGTTATGAATTGATCAGTAACATTCATAAGGCTGTTAATGGTCCGGTAATCGAAGCGAACAAGCTGACCTTTACTTTTCACCCTAATATTCCTCAAGATGTTTGGACTGAAATCAAGGCTTACATTGAAGCGGGTGGGGAAGTATCACAAGAAACCCTTCTTAATAATGCAAGCTTTACCGATTATGAAACGGAAATTGACCGGATCAAGAAAGAGGAAGGCGCAAGCGATTTTGAAAGAGTGAAAAGCGTAGGTGTGGCAGATGAATCTGAAGATAGCGGACAATAGGAGATACAACGCCGAACGAAAAGCCCAAACCGCTTTAATGAAACGGGATTTGGAGCGTGAAAGGATCTTGGTTGAAATCTATCAGGAATCTTATAACCGCCTTCAGGCTCAAATAGATCGCTTTTATATCAACTATGCGGGCCGTGAGGGTTTAACCAAGCAAGAAGCCATGAAACGGGCTGACAAAATGGACGTTACCAAGTTCAATAAAAAGGCTTATAAAGCCGTAAAAGAAAAAGATTTCAGCCCGGCTACTAATGAATGGTTGAGAGTTTATAACTTAAAGATGAAAGTAAGCCGGCTGGAACTCTTAAAGGCTGAATTAGACTTGGAAATTCAAAACCTTACAGCAGAAACTTATGAAATGTTTGATAAGGCCCGCAGAAGCGAAATATTAAGCGAATTTGAGCGCCAAGCGGGGATTTTGGGTAATTCATCCAAGGGAGTGAAAAAGCGCCTAGAAGCGATTTTAGACGCCGATTTTTACGGTGAATCTTTTTCTAACCGTGTTTGGGGAAAAACAGGGCTACAGCAAACCTTACAAAAGGATGTTTTTGCTTCACTTAACCGTATTTATACAGATATGATGGGCTATAAACAGGAACGGGACC